TGATCATCGCTTCGGTTTGGTATCGGTCGGCCGGCAGAACGGCAAAACGAAAGGTGTGATGGCTGCGCTCATTGGTTGGTGGCTGACAGGTCGCCGGCTGTTAACTGGAGAACCGCAACAGGTGATGAGCACGGCGCACACGTTGCTGATCGCCGAGGATATTTCCAAAGTGTTGTTCCCCATTCTTGAAGAAAAGTTTGGCTTCAAGACGTACACCTCGCACGGCCGTGTCGAAGCGTACCTTGACGACATCGCGCGTTGGCGTGTCGTTTCGGCTTCAGAAACTTCAGGACATGGAACGTCGAACGATCTAATTGTTGCCGATGAAATCTGGAAAATAAAACGAGAAACCATCGAAGGTGGCTTGTTATCAACACAAACCGCGCGACCTCGACCGTTTGCGTTCTTTACTTCAACGGCCGGCACACAAGAATCGGAGTTTTTTATTCGGTGGCGGGAGCAAGGCATTCAGCAAATTGAAAAAGGCAAACCCGGCCGGCTTTACATGATCGAATGGTCACCACCGCCGAACAGCGACCCGACCGAGGCGCGCTGGTGGGCTTGGGCTAACCCCGGTCTTGGTATCACGATTACTGAACAAGAACTGCGTGACAAATTGCAATTTGTTGAGCGCGGCCAGTTTATTCGTGATCATTGCAACCAATGGACATCAGCCGTTGGTGCATGGATTCCGCACGGCACTTGGGAAGCCCTTGAGGTCGACGACGATATGCCGGCTGGCGGCGTGCTTGCTGTTGACACCGATGTGCATGATGCACGCTATTGTGGCGTGCGTGTCGCACAGAGACCCGATGGGAAACTGCAAACAAAAACAGAATTCGTCGTTGAGTCGGCCGAGGCTATGTGGGAAGCAGCCCGAGTGGTCATGGAAGATGCGAACGTGCAGCTTGCTCTCACGCCCGGTCTCTTTGCCCTTGTTCCGTTGGACTTGTCTAGACGCACCAAAGACTTTGGGCAACGAGAAATGACTACATACACGGCGATCGTCCGCAACATGATTCTTGAAAAAAAGATTGTGCACAACGGTCAAATGTCATTGACAGAACAGGTCAACCGTGCTGTGTCTGGCCGTGTCGGCGGCACAATCACGCTGTCATCGCAGAAATCGCCCGGCCCAATCGAGCAATGCCGATGCATGGTTGCTGCGGCTGGCATGGCTGCAAAACCTGTCGGCAACGTGCGCAAACCGATGATTGGCACCGCCAGATGATTTGACAAACACAACTGCCTGTTGTATTTTGTCAATACCTGCTTGTCAGGTCGTGACATAAGAGCACGCAACGAAGGCGACTCGATTGATCAAATCTGGGAAGATGCGATCACGGTGACAACACATATTTGCGGAGACCGTAACGACCGCAGCCAGAGTGCATGACTTCAGCGGAATTGCACGGAATGCCAGCCTTTGGGCTGGCATTACTGGTTTTCAGATAAATTACACAGCTGTTATTGACATATCCACAGCCTATGTGGAAAACTCGCACGCGTGGGTCTATTTCGCACTAAGCCGGCACCGGCCTTCGGTGTGTCTGAAGTTAAAGCCGCTGCAGGTGGCGCGGGTAGGCCCGGCGCGTTTAGTTCTTACTCAGTCGGTGCTGGGACTGAACGCGCTCTGTCAATACCAACGGTGAACCGTGCAGTTGGCTTGATCACCTCAACCATTGCCGGCCTTGATTTGAAGCAGTACACGTTGGCGTGGGATTCAGGCTCCGAAGAGTACGAACGCATCTATGTGCCTGGCGAGTCGTGGTTTACTCGGCCAGACCCGAACGTAACCCGCAACTTCATCATGTCGGCCACCGTAAAAGATTTGATGCTGATCGGCCGTGCGTTCTGGTATGTGACCAGCCGCTACTCAACCGGCTTTCCTGCTTCGTTTATGTGGCTACCAGCCGACCAAGTATCAACACTTGACCAAGCCGGCCCCGAATGGTTTGGCCCGTCAAACGACATTCAATTCAACGGCGTAGACCTTGACGCCAACAACGTTGTGCAATTCCTGTCACCGCTTGACGGCATTCTGTGGACAGGTGGCCGAACAATCGACATCGCCTACCGCCTTGACGAGGCAGCCAAACGTTTCGCATCAACCGAAATCGCAGCCGGATACCTACAGCAAAAAGACGGCGAACCAATGGCCGGCGACGAACTTTCTGAACTGGCTGGCGCTTGGGCTGAAGCACGTTCAACGCGTGCAATCGGTGCGCTAAATCAGCACGTCGAGTGGGTTGAGTTCAAATCAAACCCTGCCACGTTGCAGCTGATGGAAGGCCGCCAACACGCAGCGCTTGAACTGTCCCGAGTGTGCCAGGTTCCGGCATGGCTTGTCGGTCTCTCTGTTGGTGGCATGACTTACCAAAACAGCCAACAGGCACGAACAGATCTCATCATGTTCGGTGCCTCACCGTTTATCAATTGTATTCAAGAAACGCTTTCGCTCGACAGCGTGACACCGAAAGGCCGACACGTTGAGTTTGATGTGCAGCGCTACCTAGAAGGCGCCGACATCATGCATGACATCCCTGTTGAAGGCCCGATTGGAGAACCCGCCAATGATTAGATTTACCGCACAATCCGTGACACTTGATGCAGCTGCAGGTGACGCACCACGCACCATCTCAGGCATCGCCGCTCCGTACGGCGTACCCGCATCTGTGTCAACCGGTCAAACAATTAGGCTTGAAGCAGGTTCGCTACCTACCGATGGCCCTTCCCCACGGCTGCTGCTTGAGCATGACAGCTCGGCACAGCCGGTGGGAATGGTCACAGCACGCGAAGACACACCTGACGGCATGTTGTTCACCGCCGAAATTGCACGCACCCGTGCAGGCGATGACCTTGTTGAACTGTTGAAAATGGGCGCATACGACAGCGTTTCAATCGGCATTGAGGCCACCGACGTTGAGCAAGACGGCCGCACAACCATCGTTAAAGCAGCAAACTGGAAAGAACTTTCAGTTGTGTTCGAGCCAGCGTTTGCTGCAGCCAAAATTACACAGATCGCCGCATCCGCTGAGGATGAGGAGAGCACCGAAAACCCCGAAACCACTTCCGAGGAGGAAGAACCTATGTCAGAAAACACCCCTGAGGTCGTGGAAGCAGCAGCCGAGACGACCCCGACACCAACGGTTTTTGCCCAGCCAAAGTCGTTCAAGTTGCCTTCAGCATCCGAATGGATTGCGGCAGCACTTGAAGGCGGCCACCGTTGGCACCAGATGAACGAAAATATCAGAGCGGCGGCGCCCGATGTGACCACCTCGTCGAATGATGGCGTGTTGCCAGAGCCCATTGTTGGCCCCGTGTACAACGACTATCTCGGCATTCGCCCAGTAGTTGATGCGTTCGGCCCAAAGGCAATGCCTGGCACCGGCAAAGTGTTTATCCGCCCATCGGTCTCAACGCACACCTCGATGGCCGTACAGTCAGCAGAACTTGCAACGCTTCAAGCCGGCGAGTTCCAAGTACAAGAAAACCAAGTCACAAAGGCATCGTACGGCGGCTACGTCACCGTCTCAGAACAAGTGTCTGACTGGTCATCACCTGAGATCATCAACCTCATTCTTGAGGACATGGGCAAGGTGTACGCACAGACCACCGACAACGTCGCAGCTGACGCACTCGCTGCAGGCGCCACCACCACCGGAAACTTCACCGTCGCGAACATCGGTGACCCAACCGAATGGCTTTCATGGTTGTACGCAAACGCCGCATACATCCTTGAGAACGCCGGCAACGGCGGCCACTTGCCAACCCACCTGTTTGTTTCGGCGAGCAACTGGGAAGCACTTGGCAAACTCGAAGATGGCTCAGGCCGGCCTCTGTTCCCACAAGTTGGCCCGATGAACGCTTTCGGCACCACGACACCAGGCACCAGCAACTTTGTTGCGTTCGGCTTGCAGGTTGTTGTTGATACGAACTTTGCCAACACCAGCAACGGCACCATGATTCTCGGAGACACAACCGGCTTTGAGATCTTTGAACAGCAAAAGGGCTTCCTGCGAGTGCAGAACGCAACCGTGCGTGGCACCGACATTTCATGGCTTGGCTACTTCGCCACGCTTATGCTTGATTCGTCACGCTACGTCAAGGCAGCCTTCGTCTGATACCGAATTAGGGAACCCACCACGCCATGACCACCTTCGAAATCATCCAATCATCACGCGTTGATGGTTATGGCGTGGTGCAAACCCTTGAACCAATCGCGAGCATCCCCCTCGGGTCACCCGTCAACATTGTTGGCAGCAGCCGAGGTCTTGACGGCAACCAACAAACTGTTTGGTCACTCGTTGACTACGAACTGATCAGGGTAGAAACCAACGGCACACTCGTATTCGATTACGACGTACCACGCCCACAACAGCTCATTTTCCCGAACGCCGGCGACGATCTTGAATACGGTGTTGATACTGGGGAAATACGTTGGGAACCTGAAGCCACTTGGATTACCTCAGATGAAGTGATCGAATGGCTAGGCATTGCAGCTGCAACAGCGAACGACACCGCTTTCATTGCGACATGCGTGTCGGCGGCCAACACATACTGCTATCGGGCACGTCATGAAGCCGGCTACCACGACGACTCTGATGCTGTGCCTGACGCTTCGGTGTCTTTAGGTACTGTCATGTACGCAGCGACGCTTTATCGTGAACGTGGTTCGGTTGATTCGTTCGCATCGTTTGATCAGATGGGCGGCGCTGTACCGTTCGGCACCATGTCACGCATCAAGCAGCTGCTTGGTGTAGGAAGGCCGCAGATCGGTTGAGATGGCTGCAACAGGCATTCTCGCTGCAGCATACGACAACGTATGCACACGCCTTGCCGATGCTGGCATGGTCGTCGTTAAAGACCCGCGCAACGCCCGACCAATGTCGGTGTTTGTAGAAGCACCAACCGTCAACGGGTTCAACACCAACATCATTGACGCAACAATCGTGTGCCGCATACTTGCCGGCGGCCCCGCCAACAGCGATGCCCTCGATTACCTTATGACACAAGCCGACATCATCATTGAAAATGTTGCCGGCATTATCGACGCACGGCCTTCGGCTGCGCTGATCGGTGAACAACAAATCCCCGCATACGACCTAACGGTCAGAGTTTCAACAAGGAGAAACTGAAATGGCAACAACCACCGTGCTCAGCCAACCGGCTTTGCTCATCAACTCAGTTGATTACAGCGACCAATGCACCTCAGCAGTCGTCACAATCAACTTTGAACAGCTCGAAGCAACATCGTTTGCTGACGGCGCCCGCAAATACACCGCCGGCCTCGGCAACCATGAGGTGACAGCGACGCTCATGCTCGCGTACGGCACCAGCGAAGTCGAAGAAAATTTGGCATCGTTGGTGGGCACGACGACCTCGGTGGTTGTGTACGCAACCGACAGCACCACCGCTGGCACCGATAACCCTGAGTACACGTTTACCGGCATGTACCTTGCCAGCATCACCCCGATCAACGGCGCACTCGGTGCATTGCAGACCATTGATCTGTCGTTCACCGGCGGTACCTACGTTCGCTCGACGACACCCTGACCTAACAACATAGAAAGCACCGACAATGCAACTCAATATTCAAGTCACCACAGCAGATGACCAATATCAGGTAGAAACCAACCTGTTCACAATCGTGGCATGGGAAAGAAAATTCAAAACGAAAGCCAGCAACCTAGCGCAAGGCATCGGGATGGAAGATCTTGCCTACCTGGCATACGAATCATCAAAACAAGCCGGCCATGTTGTGCCGGCCGTGTTTGATGATTTTGTGAAGAAAGTTGTGAAACTCGAAGTGATTGGAGAAGGCGACGAACGCCCTACCAACGAGGCACCCACCGACGAGCACTAGCAGAACTGCTAGTCGCCGTTGGTTGGTGGCCTCATCACATAGAGTTCGACGTGAAAGACCTGTACACCGTAAATGACGTAGTGAAAGAACAGAACCGTGCTAAAAGGCGTTGAAATCGACACACAAGGAATCGGTGTCGTTGTGCGCTATCTCCGAAAGGTAGAACCCGAACTAGCACGCCTGTTGCCACGCGAAATGAAATCAGCTGCACGACCAGTTGTTGATCGAGCACGCGAACTTGTACCACAACCCACAGCCCTAACCAATTGGGGCAAGTGGACATTGGCACGCTCAAGCGGCGGTGACCGTGCATGGACAAAAAAAGCACGTTCAGGAATCGTTGCACAAACCGATGTGCGCCCGATCGGCCCCGACAACAAAATTAACCTGTTGTCAATTATCCAAAAAGACGGTGCCGGTGCAATCTACGAAAACGCAGGCCGACACCCACAAGCCGACACAGCACGCGGCCGTGCCTTCATTCGCAACCTCAACGCCAAACACGGCGAATCACCACGCTATTTGTGGCCGGCCGTTGAGCAGAACCTGTTTTATCTAAACAGGGAACTTCAGGACGTTATTGATAAATGGTCGTTGGAACTTGAAAAAGCATTAGACAAGGCAGCATGACATGGCACGGATACCGTTAGTTACCGAGTTTGAAGCCAAAGGTCTTGACCGTGCCATCAAGGAGTTTCAAAAACTGGAAGGCGCAGGCGCAAAAGCCGGCTACGCATTGAAACAAGCGTTTTTGCCGGCCACCGCTGCTCTTGCTGGTTTAACAGCCGCCGCTGGTCTGTCGGTCAAAGCAGCGATTGAGGACACCGCACAACAAGCCGAGTTAGCGCGCACACTTCAAGCCACAACTGACGCAACTGAAGCACAAGTTGCGGCCGTTGAAACGTACATTGCGGAAACCGAAAAAGCGGCAGCGGTAAGCGATAGTGAACTTCGGCCGGCGTTTGCGAATTTGGTGCGTGCCACGGGTGACGTGACCAAAGCACAAGAACTAATGACTTTGGCGCTTGATGTTGCAGCTGCGACCGGCAAAGACCTCGAAACCGTCACCGAAGCATTGCAAGAAGGCTTTCAGGGCGAAGTAGGGCCACTCAAAGAACTCGACAAATCGCTAACCGACATGATCGCCAGCGGTGCCGATGCCGATGAGGTAATGGCACAGCTGGCAGACACGTTTGGTGGTGCTGCACAAGAATCAACTGAAACGCTTGAAGGTCGTTTCAAACTCATGAAAATCGAGTTGGACAACGCCAAAGAAGCAATCGGCAAAGCATTGTTGCCCGTACTTGAACAACTGTTGCCAATCCTTGAATCAATGGCGAACTTCATTGGGAACAACACAGATCTCATCATTGGCATCGGCGCCGCAGTCGGTTCGTTCTCCGCATTCATCGTTGGCGCGAACGTGGCGTTAAAAGCGTGGAACACAATTTCGGCCGTAACCAAAGTAGTCAACAAAGCAATGGGCTGGTCGTTCAAATCATTGTGGGTTGCTACAGGCGTTGGCATCATTGTGGCAATCATCGCAGCCATCGTTGTGTTGCAAATGAAGTTCAACATTCTCGGCAAAGCCGTTGACGCTCTCAAATTTGTATTTAGCAAAGTGTGGGACGCGATCAGGGGATACATCAATCTTTGGATCGACGCCCTTAACGTCATCATTTCAGCGATCAACAAAATACCCGGCATCGACATCCCACAGATACCAAGATTGGCGAGCCAAGCACAAGAAGCAGCTGAACACGTTGATGCGCTCGCAAACAAGTCGTTGCGAGCACTTGAACAAGAAAGCAAAGCAGCCGACGAAGCAATTGTCCCGCTCATGTATTCCATTGAAGGTGTGCGGCGTGCCGGCGACGATTGGGAAAGCACACTTGGCCGTGTCAACGTGCAAACAGACAAACTTAACGAAGGTGTAGAGACCGCAACGACACGCCTTGATCGTTTCTTTGAGTCACTTGACCGACAAGAAGCAGCTGATGACTTTGTTGAAACACTTAAAGAAATCGAGACGCAGCTGCGTGGTGTTAAAGAAGGCACCGCCGAATGGGAAGAGCAACAGAATCTTGCTTATGAAGCGTTAAGAGATTTACGCACAGAACGCGACGACCTATCTGATGCGTTCCTTGAGGTACTGAAACTAGAGATTGACACAGGCGATCTCGAACGCGCCTACACGCTGATGGCAAACCTTGTAAACCTCGGCGGCGTACTCGACGTACCATCAACATTCCAAGATTTGCCAGGACTCGGCTTCACAGCACCATCATTTGCCGATTCGGAAGGCATCTCATCAAGCGCAACAACCGTTGTAAACGTAGGCGGCATTACCATGCCGGCCGGCACTAATGGCGACGACGTTGTGCGAGCGTTGCAACAGTACGGCCGCACAAATGGCGCAATCAATGTTCCCATCACAGACACATCGAGGTTGTGATGACAGCTTTCAGCGGTTGGCGCATAGACATTTTTGAAGGAACGGGATTCACCGAAATCACTTCTTTTGTTCAAGGATTTACCACAACGTCAAAAATTGAGATTGGCAGACCGTCAACGCTGAACGCTGTGCTAACACTTGACAACGATGAAGGCGATTTTACACCTTCGGAAGGTGGCGGAACTGGAACGTATGCTTCAACTAACTGGTTAACAGTAGGCATCAGAATCACGCAACAAACAAATCCTGATACAACACTTTCGTTCATTGGGATCATTACCGATTTCAAAATTGTTGACAACGGCACGAATTCAACCGTACAAATCATTGCGAACGATTGGTTAAGTGTGGCCGCTGGTGAAGCAGCAAACATCACAGAATCGTTGACCGGCACCGACCCAACCCAAATCATCAACGATTTGTTAAACGGTATTTTTGGTGCTGGTGTTGTGTTTCCGAATTTTGGTCAATCTGGGGCTTCGTTAACGCCGGTTCAGTCTTACGCAGCTGACGGCGTAAACTGGAATGTTGGTCGAGCAGCGGCCTCATCGGTCACGGCCATTGACTACATCGTTGTTGATATTTTGGCTGCGATACCTGCCATCATGATTCCGTCATCAATTACAACGAACACATTCCCCGCAACAGCAATCTATTTCAATTACGAATATTTCACGCGTTCCATAACACGCAAAACTGCTGAACGTTACGAATTTAATTTTTCTGAATCACCGACCGGCACAACCTTACCGTTTGTGAACATCGCACCAGGTTTCGATTTTGACGGCCTCACAACTATTGCAGAAGTGCAATCAGGCATAACCGGCGTAACAAGCCAAACCTCAACCAGCGGCACCTCATCTTCTTATGGCACAAGATCCCGTTACTATTCTGGCACCGGCAACTTGTACGAAAGCGATTTTGATGTTTACGGCGGCGCACTTCAGGTAGCAGAATTTTGGACAAAACGACAAGCAGATACAAGATATGTGCCACGCCAACTCACAACATCAGTTGAACTAATTGAGGACAGAAACAGCACAGCAGCTGCAACACCAACAGCAAATCTGCTTTCAATCAAAGGTGTTTGGCAACCTTGCGCGATCACCTACACACCTACCGCCGGTTCACAAGTCACGGCCAACTGTGTGATTGCGGGCCGCACCATCCAAGCAGTACCAGGCCGCACAACAATCACACTCGACTTGTTGCCGGCACAGGATTATCAGTCGTTTGTGTTGGATTCGGACACTCTCGGCGTGTTGGACACGAACAGATTAGGATGAAACTATGACAGCATTGGGCGATTTCAGCAGCGGCGATGTATTGACCGCTGCCGACATGAACGCAATTGGCACATGGAATTCATACACACCAACAGCAACTAATTTCGTGATCTCGAGTATTAGTCGAAGTTTGTACGTGCAAATAAACGAACTTGTTGTTTGGTCTGTTGCAATACGCGTGTCAAGCGGTAGCGCAGGTGTGGCTGCTTTATCTTTGCCGATAACCGCCGACGGAACAAACACCTCTGTGGGCTCACAAGGTTCAGGTATGTGGTATGACTCAAACGTCGCCGATTCATTCGCTCTTGCTCCATACAACCCGACAACAACAACGATGTCGGTTTACACAAGCAACTCCACCACTCCCGCCCCTTTGCAAGGCAGTTCACTAGGTGCTAGCGACGAACTGAATATTACGTTTATTTACAAGGCAGCGTGAAATGAATTTAAACACACCGTTTGACCCCGAAGAAGTGCCTATTGAATGGTGGGCTGACCGTATGCGTAAGCATCGCAACCGGCTTTTAGCAGATAGCGATTGGACACAAACCAACGATGCACCCGTAGACCGTGAAGCGTGGGCAACCTACCGCCAACAGCTGCGTGACTTCCCGTCAACATGGACACCCGGCCCAACCGCCGACTT